ATATCTGTACCAATATAGTAAAAACAACTTGACAAACAACATAATATATGCTATAATCTATTTCTTAGTCGAGCATCAGCGAGACTATATACACAGTATAATAATATATACTATTAATTAGTATGTAAACAGGTGTAATATTCGTACTATTTAGCATACTACCGTGTATATGTAAATATTATTTGTAAATATATGTATTTTTTACTTGACAAGCGTTATATATTTATGTTATAATACAATTCTCATAAAAACTGCGTATATATAATCTTTATCTTGAGGGGTATGGGTTAGTATACGACCTTCTAGGGTCCAGTGATTGCATTATAAGGGGTTGTAGGTTAGCAGTTACCTCCCCCTTAATTTTTTGAGGTGTAATTATGAGTAAAAAACAACTAGCTAAGTTTATTGCAGATCAAGTAGATGAATTTTTAAAAAAGGGTGGTAAGGTTAAAAAAGTACCATCAGGTAAAGCAAAAGGTGCTGATGATACAGTAGAGGCTAAACCAAAGAATTTACCTAGAGATAAACAAGGTAGAACACTAAAATTTGATGCAGATAATCAGGTAAAGTTTAAAGAAGGTGGTACATCTAAAAAAGCAAGTAAAAGAAAAGTAACAAAAAAGAAAGTAGAAGAAGCAGGTAAAAGAGCATTAGATTTTATAAGACCTGGAATGTCAAGATATGAAGCACTAGCTAAAAAAAGAGCTAAAGCACTTAAAGAAAGAATAGAAAAAGGTGAGCCTGATCAAGATATGATGGATAGGCAATCTAAAGATGAGGCTGATGAATTAAAAAGTATAGGAACTGACTCTAAAAAAGGTATTAATATAAAGAAGGGTGGTTTAGTACTACGAGTAACAAATAGAGGACCATTATATAAAGGTAAGAAGAGTGGCAACAAGAACTCGTAACTATCGTAAAGAGTATGATGATTATCATGCTAAACCTGTACAAAAGAAACGTAGAGCATCTCGTAATGCAGCGAATAAAAAATTAAAACCACCTAAAGGTAAAGAAGTACATCATAAAAATGGTAATCCTAGAGATAATAGGCGTAGCAATCTAGCCGTAATCTCTAAACGTAAGAATAGGCAGATACAGCCTAAAAGAAAACCTAGAAGATGAGAAATGGAAATAGTAGAATTAGCGTCAAGCACATGGCCCATAGCATTAGGGATCATTACTTTAATTATAGTATTAGCTAAAATGCATTCAGATATCGAGATCATTAAGGAAAAAGTCCGTACCCTTTTTGACTTGTGGAATAGCAGGAAAGATAAATAGATATGTCTAAATCACCGTTTAAATATAGAGGTTTTGATTTTGGAATACTTCTTAGCGACAAAACTAAAAAGACGTTAGAAAAAAAATTAAAAAAATTGTCTAAAGAAGCTTTTGACAGAATAACTAAACAGTTTTCAACTAGTCAAGCAAAGATGACACCTAAAGGAAAAACACTTACACAACTTAATAAAGCAATAAAAACAGAAGAAAAAATAAGAACAAACAAAGCATTTCCTACTGTAGTTAATCAGGGTAGTAAGGTTGCTAAATCTAGTTTAAAAGATAAAATTAAAAAAGGTGTAGGAATTACAACAGGTATTGTAGGAGGTTCTTATATAGCTAAAGAAGTTGCAGAAAAAGCAGGTGTCGATCTTAAAGCTAAAGATTCAGGTTTTGTAAATAAAAGAGGATTTAGAGATCGTGATGCAGAAAAATTTGCTGAAGATGTAAAAAAAATTACAGAAAAAAAAGATCCAACTAAAACAACTAAATTAAAAGATACAGAAAAACCAAAAAATGCAAAAAAAGTAGCAAATGTAAAAAATGCAAAAACAGTAAAAAATGCAAAAACAGTAAAAAAAGTAAAACCAGATTTAAAACCACTAAGACCATCAACAGGAGAAGGTAGTCTTGCTAGTGATGTTAAAAAAGCAATGGAAAAAGGTAAAAAAGATCCTGAAGCAGTAGAGTTTAGAAAAAACTATAAATCGACTAAGACTACAAAGAGTAAACCAAAAGCTGTAAAAAAAGATAAACCTTCATCTAAAACTAAGCCTAAAAAAGATTTAAAACCTCTTGAGCAGGGCATAAGAGAGTATGATACCCCTTTTGGTAAACTAGTTGTAGACAGTACTGATGAGGGTATGCGAAAAGAGTTTGGTAAAGGTGGTATGTATAAAGCACCGAAGAAAATTTATGGTGTTAGAAATGGTGGATTCACCAGAAGATTTAGGGGATAAACAATGTCAGTTCCAGGTCAAGTAGCAGAAAAGAAAACAGGTCGTAGTACTTACACAAGAACAAGAGCAGGTAGTAAATCTCAAGGACAAAAAGATTTACCTAGAGATTTTTCTGTAAATGTTTTACCTTTTATGATACCAGTTGGTATAGGTGTCGGGTTAATTGGTAAAGTAGGTACAGCAGGAGCTAGAAAAATTTTAGGTAAAAAAGTTTTTGACAAATTAAATCCTTTTACCAAAAGCCCTGAATTGCGTAGACAGGTTATGCAAGGAGATAGATATATCGACACTAAATCTGGTAGAATAATGTCCAATAAAGATGCGTTAAAAAAATTAAAGTCTAAAAATATAACACAAGGTACATTAAAGCAAGGAACTAATCTTTATATACAAGAACAAATATCTCAAAAACTAGATAAGGCACTTCCTAAGTCTGCTCCAGGTGAAAAAGTAGGAACGGATAACAGAAAAGCAGGTTCTCAATTAGGTAAAGAAGCAGGAGCCAAGGGAGTAGGAGAAGCAGGAGCTAAAGTAAAAGATAAAGATAAAAGAAAAGCAGGTAGTGAGGTTGGTCCTAAAGCAGCATCAGAAACAAAAGGAAAAGCCACAGTAACACCTATGCAAAAATCTAGACAGGCAACAATAGATAAACCTGTACCTAAACCAAAACCTAAACCTAATCGTAGTGTTTCAAGTCAAGATGAAATGGGTGGTGGTTCTTCTGCACCTAAACCAAAACCAAGACCTAAAGGTTCTACTAAAGAACGAATGGGCGATATGAAAGCTCCTGCAAATAAAGCAGGTTCTGAACTAAGTAAAGAAGCAGGGACTAAAGAAAAATCTAAAGCTACTTATCAGCCTAGAAAAGGAAAAAAGAAGTCAAAATCTAATGTGAAAGATAGTGATCGTTTAGGTATTAAACTTGCTCGTATGCTAGGAGATAAAAGATCTGGATCACAAATGGTTAAAGATCGTATTGAAAGTGAAAAACTAGAGGAAGAAATGAACCTGTATCGAGGTGGTATGGCTTTTGGTAAGGGTGGTACATACAAAACACCTAAGAAAACATACGGTATGAGAAATGGTGGATTTACTCGTAGAGGTGCATCTAGGTGAAAATATCATTAACTGAAAAAGAAAGTAAGTTTTTAGACGCTTTGTTTGGCGATGCTAATGGACACTTTCGTACTGCAATGGACATAGCAGGGTATTCTAAGAGTGAGTATCCTGCCAGAATAATTAAACGGCTCAAGGAGGAAATTGTAGAAAGAGCAGAGTATGTTCTAGCTGCAAATGCTCCAAAGGCCGTTATGTCTATGGTGGATATAATAGATGATCCTAGTGCGTTAGGAAACAGAGAAAAACTAGCAGCGTCGAAAGAAGTGCTAGATAGAGTAGGGTTAGTCCGCACTGAAAAGGTAGAACATAAAGGTACTCCATCTGCTGTAGTTGTTTTACCACCTCTTAACAAAGACGAAGATGAAGACGAGGAATAAAACTAAACCGATACCAGCAGTAGGCACTTTGCCGTATGGGTATGACAAGGCTAAAAAAGGACAGGATAAATCATGCTATTATCCTGACAAGTTTGTACTCACTAAATTAGACGAAGCAATAGTACAAATAAGAGAAGGTAGACAACCAGTAAGAAAGGTTGCAGGGTGGTTAGAAAATGAAACCAATCGTAGGCTATCCGCAACGAGATTACATAAACTTGCGTGGACTAAAAAAGAGCTTGAGTCGCGTAGAGAAGAGCGCGAAGCTAACCTCACCAAACAGCAAAAGGAGGTCAGTAGGCTCAAAAATACTGTTAAGCAAACAACAATCAAAGCTGAACAGGCAAAGCGAAGACTCAAGAAAGCACTTAATAAACCTGATCGTGTAGAGAAAGAAAATATAGAGTTTCCTGTAGAAGAGACAGAAGTAAAACAGGAGATTGCTTTTAAACCAAATCCAGGTCCACAAACAGAGTTTTTATCTGCTGGAGAACGAGAAGTATTTTATGGTGGAGCAAGAGGTGGAGGTAAAACCTACAGTCTCTTAATTGCACCATTAAGGTTTGCACATAAACCTACACATAGAGCATTGTTATTGCGTAGGTCAATGCCAGAACTTAGGGATGTTATCTTTCAGACACAACAGATATACCCCAAGGCATTTAAAGGTGCAAAGTTTAAGACACAAGAAAACACTTGGCACTTTCCAAGTGGAGCTAGAATAGAGTTTGGTTATGCAGAAAACTTACAAGATGCACTTAGATATCAGGGCCAATCATATACGTGGATCGGTGTGGACGAGCTTCCGCAATATCCTAACTCAGATATCTGGCATTTTCTACGGTCATCGTTAAGAACGGTAGATACAAGTATACCTCTGCAAATGAGGGCAACAGGAAATCCAGGAAACGTAGGATCGGCTTGGGTGAAGAAGATGTTTATAGATCCTGCACCACAAGGTAAAAGGTTTGTAGAAGAAGTTAGGTTTAATGCCAATGGACAGGAAATAGTATCAGGTATTAGCCGTAAATTTATAGCAGCGTCAGTATGGGATAATCCGTACTTGACACAAGACCATAGTTATGTATCAATGTTGGGGTCATTGCCCGAAGCAAAACGCCAACAGTTTTTATATGGGAATTGGGATGTTGTCGAGGATGGAGCGTTTCCAGAATTTAATAAAGAAACTCACGTTGTCGAATCTTTTCAAATACCTTCAGGATGGACCAAAGTCAGATCTTGCGATTTTGGTTATTCTTCTCATTCTGCTGTGCTTTGGGGAGCTATTGATTATGATGATGTACTATGGATTTATCGTGAGCTTTATGTCAATCAGCTAACAGCAGATAAGTTAGCATGGGCTATACTGGATGCAGAAGAAGATGACGGTAAGATATATGATGCAGTGTTAGACTCATCATGTTGGGCAAAGCGAGGGGATGTAGGTCCATCTATAGCAGAGACACTAAACAGGGAGGGTTGTAGGTTTAGACCTTCTGACAGATCTCCAGGATCTAGGGTTGCTGGTAAAATAGAAATACACAAACGCCTACATATTGATGAAGAAACAGAAGAACCAAGATTAATAATATTAGATAACTGTCGTAATTTAGTTAGTCAGTTACCTGCACTTCCTCTAGATAAACGTAATCCAGAGGATGTTGATACTAAGTCTGAAGATCACTTGTACGATGCGCTAAGATATATGGTAATGTCAAGGCCAATGAACAAGACAACAGCGTGGGAGCATATTCCTAAACAGCGTTGGAAGCCATCAGATAATATGTTTGGATACTAAATGAGTGACGATTTTTTAGATACTGATGAGAATACAGCACTAGAAGATGCTGAAGATAATAATCAATTTAACGATCTTCTAGGGTATATTGATAAAAAATATTATACAGCTAAAAGTTCTAGATATAATGATGAGACAAGATGGTTGCAATCATACAGAAACTATAGAGGTATCTATGGTCCTGATGTAAAATTTACAGATGCAGAAAAATCTCGCGTATTTATTAAAGTAACTAAAACAAAAGTACTTGCTGCGTATAGTCAGTTGTGTGACGTACTGTTTAGTCAGAATAGATTTCCCATAGGTATCGAGCCAACTACATTACCAGAGGGTGTAGTAGATACTGCACATATAGATCCAAAAGAACCAGCAGGTATAACTGAGCCAGAGATGCCAGATATTCCTTTAGTGTATGGTTTTCCTGGAGATGGGTTAGAGTTAAGTGGTGGAG